TTGTTGACCCTTAGATTTTTTCTTCTCCTGACGAACATACTTCATCTTCATAGGATCAATATATCTTAGATCCTGTATGCCATCTTCAGGTCTTTTAGTATCAATAACTTTTAAGTAATATACTCTACCATCAATATACCAATTCTTAAAGATTTCATGGCACTTCCTATCAAAGTCCATGATCTCTTTTATAGTTTTAAATTCTTCACGAATTACTTTCTTTATTTTATCACTAGCGTTTAAGTTGGAAAGTTCAATCTCTACGGGTGAGTCGTACAGATCACTAACGATTGCTTCATTAACAACATCTTCAATAGCACCATCACACTCAGGGTGTAATGCCATCTCTCTATATCGTTTAATTAAATCGTGTTCGGTTCTGAATACGCCTTCAATATCTACATACTGACCATAAAAGCCACTGCTTATGTAATTATCAACCCCGTCCTGGTTGGTTTGAGGAACGGGGGATACTACAGAAGGTGGCGTTTTTTGGCTGTCGTCAATCGAGAACCCAAAGAGTTTTGCCATAGTATAATTGTTTTCCTACTATTATAGCACTATTTAGTCTATTTTAGTTGATGTCTTCTCCACCAGCGTTTGCACCAGTGCCTTTAACTGCTTCCCACCACTGAACTTGTAGTTCAACTGTGAACTCTTGAATCCCTGCAGAATCATAAGATAATTCTATAGGAGCAACTTGAGTTGGGAAAATATCAAAGAAATGATACTGTCTTAGTGTTTCACCACTACGATCCAACTGATAGACAAAAGCATCTGCTTGATAGTCTTCTGCGTTAGTTGAACCTGTGTTATCTGATACCTTGTTGATAAAGTTCATCCATTTCTCAAAAGCTGAGCGAATAGAGAAGTCTGTATCATTAAGAACGGTGATTGACCATGTATCAAATGTTCTGTCTCCAGCGATTTTTAGAACCCTTCCTCTGAAAGGAACTTCGATTGGAGCAATGTTAGATGCTGGTAGGGCAGCAGTCTTAACTAAGAATCTTGCTTTTTGCAAGATATCATTAAGACCATCTACTTGTACTGCCTTTGGAAATGCTAGCTCAACCTCAAACAGGTTCGAGCGAGCACCACCGCCAGTTAGCTTACTTTTGAAGTCAGTAATCTTCCTTAGTGGAGGTGGATTTAATTGGTTTCTGGTTGCCATAGTTTTAGAACTCTAAGTAGGATTAAACTTTACCAATGACTTCTTCAAATGCAACACCAGTTCTGGTGGCGATGAAGGTTAGACCGATGAAATTAATCGACCTTGCAGGTTTAATGTATATATCGGCAATAAACTCATTATTGTCGATGACTGCTGCTGTGTTGTTTGTTTCGTCACAAATAACAACGTAGTCGTAGATTCCTCGTTTCGATTGAACGTCACGTAGGAATGGTTCAATGATGTTCACAAAGTTAGTCCTTGTGATTTCATCGTTAAATTCGAACAACTGGTCTTTAGCAGCGGCTGAAATAGCATCTTCAAGGTAGATGAATAATCTACGAACATTAATTCTATCAAAGGCAGATGCTTTGCCGTATCCAGTCTTATCACCGAATAGGATAATTCCTGCTCCTGGTGATAGAATAACTGGGTTAATTCTATTTGAATATAGTGTATCTCTTTGTGCTTTACCTGGGTTGTAAGCAAGTTTCACAATATTGAGAAGAGCACCTCTGTTTGTACCTGCTGGTGAGAACCAAGGGAAGTCGGTTTGATCGACTCTGGCACAACAACCAGCAATGTCACCATTTAGAGGGACATAACGGAATGTATTATTAAATCTATCGTACATATACTTGTACCCACTATCAAATATACCGTATGTGGTAGAAGTAATAGGTGCGTAGAAGCTTACTACATTAGAAGTAATTGTATCATCATCTTGAACAGTTGCTGCTCCAGCAGTTGTATCAGTGATGAATGCTTGTCTGTAAGGAGAACAGAATGCGATAGCATCCTTTCTTGCTTCAGCAATAGCGACTGCCTTATTAGCAATTGCTTGTGTTTGTTCCTTACTAAAGTTAGCAGAACCTTGTAGGATGAAGTCTACTTCATATTGCTCTGTATTAGAGAATATGTTAAGACCACCAATGATGTCATCTACACCAGAATCTAGTGCACCTGCTACGTTGATGTCTGTACCACCACCGTAATCTAGTCCACCATTCAGTTCGAATGTTGCTGAACCAACAACTCCAAAGTTTACATTCTTGGAATCTTGATCCCAACCACTGTCTCCATCGAGACTATTTGTTGCAGATGTAGCATATGCTGATGTTGTAAGTCCTACAGACTTTTGATTAGCATCTTTTTGGTTATCTGCTCCGAGAGTAGGTGCTCCACCACCGTAGATGTATCTTGAATTAGTTTTAAGATACTTTCTCCAGTAAGAAGGACTTCCTGCAGAGTATTCACCATCCTTTGCTTTAGAAAGGTTAAGGTGCTTCTCTAGGATTGTACCAGCGTTACCAGTAACAGTTCCCTTGTCATCGATTACAACAACGTGAACTTCGTCAAATCTTCCTCCTCTGGAGGCAGCATATGCTGAAGTTCCTGGACGATCTGCTAGTTGATCCCATTCAAGTGGGTCTAAACCAGTACTTAGTCCAACAGTTTGCTGTTCGAACCAGTCTTGCTGTGATGCATAGGATGTTGAGAATCCACTTGCATGTCCAATAGCTACTCCGCTAGGTGTAGCAGTAACACTACCAGTATTATTGAATGCGTAAACACCTGTCTGTTGATAATCAACATCAGATTCTACACCAGCATTGGTTACGTGTGAAACAATTTTAACTCCAACAGTTGTAGAGTTAACTTCAGTAACAACACCTTTGAGGTATCCATCTGCTTGTGATGTTGTACCAGCACCAATAAGTGCCTTACCAACCATCGTCTGGGTTACAGCATAACCAACAGTGTTAACACCAACGACTGAAAGAAGTTGCTGATCAGCTTTACCGTCACAAACTCCTATTCTAATACCATTTGCCCAAGTACCTGGGTTTTGTGCGGCAATAACCGTACTTGAAATAGTGTTATCGTCATAACCTAACTGGTTATAATGATCATCACTCTTAATCTTTAATGTTGGTGTAGCATTGTCAGAAGCATTTTTAAGTCCTGTGTCATCTGCTCGTACAACTTGCATTGTACCGCCATATGCCAAGTAGGAGGATGCTACCATCCAACTCTCATACTGCTTATCTGTGTTATATGGCTTTCCATACGTTTGATAAAGGTCGTCTTCACTCTCAATCAATTGAGGAAGACCGACTGGACCCTTCGCAAAAGGAGCTGCTAACGCACCAATAGAACCAGATACTGGATCAACTCTACCAATTGTTAAGTCAACCTCTCTTACGATAATTCCAGGAGATGCTAAATTTAGAGGCATCTTTTTTCTCTCCGAATCTCAGATTTAATCTAGAAATATTTATTCAAAGCGGTATTTACATCGGGGAAACAATGCGTGAACATCACCAATCTGGGTACTTCCAATCACTAAATGCTTTATTCTTTCTATTCTTAACTATCCTTTGTATCGTGCACACTTTACACTCATATGAATATGATGATGGTATTTCTCCTCTATTCTTTCTAGTTAGATAATAATCAGTTATTAAATTCTTTACTTTACCACATACCCTACAAGCACGTTCAGATAATAGTAAATGCTCTAACTTTAACTGCTCATCAAAGTCGTCAAAGTCCACTTACCGATAATCCCACATATAAGAACGGTCTCCGTATTCATCAGTATGCCATCTATCTCCATCCTCATCAACAAAACTTTCTGACTCTAATCCTGTTTGTATAAAACCAAATGGTGCCATATCCTGCTCAATTTGATTCTTTTGATCCTCATAAATTCTCTTTCTAATGTCATTATCTGACATTTCTTTAAAATAATCCTGATTAACCAACCATGCAAATATAACAAGGCACATTGCCAAATCATCGTTACATCCTTCTTCTGCCTCAAATGAATTATGTCTTTGAGCAAATGTAGTTAATTCTGAAATAATTTCATAGTCAGTAGTCAATAATTTATCATCTTCAATAATACTCTTAAGGTTAGAACAACCCAACTTCTTAACTGCTGCTGTCATTCTTACACCAAGTTGAGTTTTCTTACCTGAAAATCCCTGTCCTACTATCTGACCATTTCTACCTCTCATGGATGCCATTAGGATATTTTCATATTCTAAATCATATTGCATAATACTAGCAACCTGATCTCCTATGTCATTTACTTCTATTAAAACATAAGCATTGTTATATCCCTTCGCAACATCAAAAATAATATTTGGGAATAACATAGGTTTGATTTCATTATTCCTATACTTCGCAACTACTCTATACGGAAACTCTGTAGTATCAAAGACTATAAAAGCAGAATAGTCATTACCCATTCCCCTAGCAACGTCAACTGTAATTATATAATTATGGTCTTCTTTAGCAGTTTCGTAAATATCTAATCCAGCATTTCTCTGTAATGGTTCGTCATAGACCATAATCCGCAATTTAGCAGGATTAATTAGCGTATTAACCGAACCTAAGAACTCACATTCAAACTCAACCTTGAACTGTTGTTCTGAAGTGTTAGCGATAGTTTGTGCTTTCCAGTCAGCATCCCTACCAGGAACCTGTGACCAATGTACTTCTGTATGTGTATATTCGTTCTTACCTCTTTCAGCATCGTGCCAATATCTATAGAAATGATTCATCCCGTGAGGGGTAGATACCATTATTACTTTCGTTGATTTACCAGAAGTAATAGTAGGATAAACACTGGCAAAGAACGACTCAGCAATGTGATTCGGGACGAAAGCGAACTCGTCGAGAAAGAGGATGTTAAACGACATACCTCGGACAGCACTTGCAGACGTAGAAGCAGCCAGTATCTTTGATCCATTCTCCAGTTCTAAACTACCTTTATTCCAGGATATTATACCCTGTTGCATCCATTTAGGCAAATTCTCATATGCAGTCTGTAATCTGCTTAACAAATCTCTAGCAGTTGCTGCTTTGTTAGCAAGAATACCAATATTAGTACTATCATTGAATACAGCATAATGTAACAGGTAAGATACAGACGTAGTAGACTTACCAGTCTGTCTAGGCATCTTACATATATTAAATCTATGTTCGTGGAAGTTTCTAATTAACTTCTCTTGGAAATCATAAGGATGGAACTGTGTTAGTCCTTCATCCAAAGAAACAATCTTTATATAATTGTGAGCAAAGTATACTGGATCCTTCTTACATTTAATAAATTCAATGACTTGCTCTTCTGTAAATTCATGAGAAGTATTTGCCTTTTTTAAAAGCGGGTTACCAAGATAGATTTCATCAGACATCTAAATCTTTCCTCCAATCTGAATATTCACCACCCTTTACATAAGTAGGAACTAATTTATCTGGTTTAACCAAATCAATTACTTCAAATGCTAGATTACCATCAGCATCATTAACTTGAACACTATCTTCTTCCCAAGGTGTATTATTATTTGTCATTGTTTAAAAGTCCATCTTTAAGCATTTTAGATAAATCGGAAGTTGATCCAACAAACACTGCGTTATTAGTAACTTGTGTTGGTTTTCCTTTGTCCCCATCAATCTCTTTAACTTTCTTTTGAAGTTCCATTAACTTATCAGTAGTATCAGCAACTGATTTTATAATCTGTCCTGCTACTTCATATGCTCTTGGACTTGCACTTTCACCTGCAAGTTCCATAATACCATTAAGAGATTCTTGTCCTTTTTCGATAAGTGAATATAAATTGGAACGAGTATATTCATAATCCTTATCAACATCATGGGTAACATTTGTAAGAGCATCTTGTCTCTTTAAACATCCACCTTCTGGTGTAGTACTAACTTCAATATTACTCTCAATGTTGAGTGCATTGTCAATAGGTTCATAATTAGACATTATTCTTTATACGTCAGCCTGTTGTGTTGGACTATAAGTTTGAGCATCACTAAAGAATGATGTGGTCTCACTGAATCCAAAGTCATCACCAGGACTGGCGGTAATTGGATCTGGTTCAACTGTATACCGCATTTCCCTCTTAGCTTGCGCTGTATTGGTATCCATAGCAGTATCCACAATGACTTTCTTGATAAGTCCTTCTGAAGACTCTGCGACAGGTCCAAAGAGGTAAGTTTTTGCTGCGAATCTCATTGTATATATTAATGCTCTTCTTGTAGCATAATCTCCTTCATAATCATCTTGGAAAGAAATATTATTCAAAACAATAGGAATATCTCTTTTTTCTCCTATAATAGACACTAAATCAATAGTTAAATTAAATGATGGTTGAAAATATGGAAGTATCTGTTCTACGATCTGTAATGCATCATCATTCAACTTACACATGATATTAAGTTCAAATCCCAAAGTATAAGGGACAGGCATATAAACCTTCTTTAACTTACTATCTCTACTATCAACTGCCTTAAATGTTTGAGTAATACCTGACTTTCTTGTTGCATCATATTCAATATCTGTCAACTCAAATGACATTCTTGGTAATGTTATAGCAACCATCTTATTTAAATCTGGTTGTTGTTCCAATCTTGCTAGAAACTTTTGGGATGGTCCATATGCTAATGGCACCTTCATTTCTTGAACTACATTATTGCCAGCTTGATCATGATGTTTAACATGAATTGCATTAAACAATGTACCAAAACCAATAATAGTCTTTCTTATAATTTCGTGATAATAATAGGTTCCTAACATTTTCTTTAATATGTACCAAATGGATTCGACTCTGTGAAGTCTAGTATGAGATCAGCATCAAACTCAAAATCTTCATTCTGAGAATATTT